TCACAATACGAATCAACCGGGTGGTTGAAGCCTAACTAGTAGTGGAGAATACCCACAACCCGGTCAATGTTCGTATTAACTACGGGTGTAGTTCAATGGTAGAATTATGGTCTCCAAAACCATCGATGGGAGTTCGAATCTCTCCACCCGTGCTAAATTTAAAAACTATGAAACAATTATTTGACAAACATTAGGTAAACAAACCTAATGTAAAATGAAAGAAGAAAGAGTAAATCAAATGAGAATGGAATGGAACTATTGTTTCATTTGTTCTAAAAGATGTGGTAGTTGGTATTATGATTGTGCACCATCAAAGATTTGGGGTAGACACGGAAATGGTAAACCAATTTATTCACATAAGTTCAGAGAGTATAGAAGTTGGAAGTACAACAGAAAGACTCAATGGAAGTAATAATGGTCTCTTGGTGTAACGGATAACACGGAACACTACGGATGTTTTGATAAAGGTTCGAATCCTTTAGAGACCTCAAATAAGTCAGGTTGGCCGAGAGGTTAGGTGGAGGTCTGCAAAACCTTTTAGATTGGTTCGATTCCAATACTTGACTCTGTGATAGATGTTCGTATGGTAGAACCTAAGATTGTGGCTCTTAGATTAGCGGGTTCGAATCCCGTCTATCACCCCATATTGCGGGAAGGTTAGGTAACCCGCCAGGTCTCATAAGCCTGTGCATCCGAGTTCGATTCTCGGTCCCGCAACAAAAAAGATTAAAAATATTTTGTGATTTCACAATTTATTATTATCTTTGTAAAACAAATCGCGAGATAGAGCAGCGGTAGCTCGGAAGGCTCATAACCTTTAGGTCGGGGGTTCGATTCCCTCTCTCGCAACAATAGGTGAAGACTGTGGTGGAAGCCCACGGTATATGAATCCCTAAAAGCTGTCTTGATTCGCGGTATCAAAGCGGTGCGGGTAGAGTTACATATAAGTCGGGAGTAATTAACCAATTGACGAAAATGTATCCACAGATATGGAGATATATCTGTTATGATGTTCAAATGCGAACGAAAAACCTATAATTTTGGATTATTAATAAAATTAGTTATATTATGATTGAAGAAATAAAATAAATAATTATGGAAAATAAAATTGAGTTAATTCCTGAATATCAAAAACAAATGCTAATAGGTCTACTAGATTGGATGAATAAAGTAGCACAAGATAACCCAATGGTTTTTGAAACTGATTCAGAAGATATTGTGGATATGTATTTAGAAGCATACTACACTAAAGAGAAATAATTAACATAGTTAGGAGACGGAATGGTATCCGTAAGCGGCTACGAATAATAGTGATACTCGGTTATCATAAATCACTACTGCAGGTTCGAATCCTGTCTTGACTACAAACTAAAAACAAAAGTTATGGAACAGAAAAAATTAGTAGAACAGTTAATTAAGGCATCAAATAAAATTTCTAAAAATAGAAAACCGAGTGCAAATTATATACACCTAAGTGAAGAATATATTCAAGAGCAAGCAAATGAACGAAAAATTTCATTTGATAATATGGTAGAAATTATCAAAAAGGAACTGACGCCTAAAACAAATCCTTAAGTCAAAAAAGAAATGAATAAATTCGAGTCCCGTACAGTCCGCAAAAAAGTTCTTTAAAAAAAGTAGTTCGATTTTTTACTTTTGAGTTCGAACCTAATATTTATTATAAATAGATATTATGACTGAACTTGGGAATAAAATTTTAGAATTAAAAAAAGATGGTTATTCATATAATAAAATAATGAAAGAATTGAATTGTAGTAAATCGACAATTTCATATTATTTGGGTAACAATCAAAAAGAAAAAGCACTAAAAAGAAATAAAAAAACCTCATCAAAACCTGAGTTTGTTTTACAGAAAAAATTATATGTGTTTAGGTACAGAGATAATTTAGGTAAACGAGTTCTTAGTAAAGTGAGAGATTTTCAAAGAAGAGATGGCTCAAAACTTTCTTCGATGCGGGAAATTAATTTTTCTTTTGATGATTTTTTATTAAAAATTGGTGATGAACCAAAATGTTATTTATCAGGTGAACCAATCAATTTATATGAAACTAAATCATATAGTATTGACCATATTACACCAGCGTCTAAAGGTGGTGAAAACAAAATAGAAAATGCTGGATTAATAAGTTCATCAATAAATAAAATGAAAAGTGACATCACTGTAGAAGAATTTTTAGAAAAATGTATCCAAGTATTGGAATATAATGGATATATTGTTTCTAAGAAATAATGGAGGGAATCCGAATTGGTGAGGAAGCTGTCTTGAAAACAGTTGGGTGTAAAAGCCTTGGGGGTTCGAGCCCGTCTCCCTCCGCAAAGAATTAACTAAGATACCGTAAAATCGGTAGGTGGTGATTCGGATTTATCTGTGAACCATTTAAACCCTGATAACAATGTTAGTTCTTATTTGCTCGGTTCGACTAGTGGTTAGGTCGCGTCCCTTTCACGGACGTAGCACGGGTTCGAATCCCGTACCGAGTACTGACTCCCGAAAATTTTTTGTTCGGGTTTTTTTTTATTAAAAATTTTCCTTATACTTTAATTAGGGTTCTTTGACGTTTTAAATAAACTGCCTGGGTGTTGGAATAGGTAGACAAGACAGACTTAAAATCTGTTGGACCGTAAGGTCCGTGCGGGTTCGATTCCCGCCCCAGGTACAAACACTATCGTTCTTTGAAAATAAAGGAGAAAACAATATGGATATATTATCATTTATTTTAGGAATGTCTATAGTTGTGGTTATCGCAGTTGCGGTAGTTGCGGTTATAGCCTTTGTTAAGGTGAAAAAACATAACAAAGAAATTGAAGAAGTGCAACAATGTCTCGGAAGAGAAATTGAAATTCAAAACAGAGAACGTGAAAATGCAATTAATGATGTTTATAGGGCATTAGATTCACGTTTAGATAAACTTGAAAGTAAATTAATAACTAGCCGTAAGGCATAACAATTAAATAAAAACTTTCAAAGACGGTAGTGTTATTTGGTTTCGTAGCTCAGTTGGATAGAGCAACTCTCTTCTAAAGAGTAGGTCATTGGTTCGAATCCAATCGGAATCACGGAAATGTTATGAATAGAGAAGAACATTTAATAAAAACATTCCCAACTGAAGATGGTAAAACATATATACAATCTTTAGATGAGTTTAACTCAAATTCAAATATCGAGTACAAAGGAGTTAGACTACAACAACAAAAAAAATTTATGGGAAAACAACAAATAATTTATTTAATATACTCATTTGGACTTTTCTTTTTAGGTTCATTTGGTCATTGGTATATTATGTATTGGCAATTTAAAATGCCGAATTGGGTTAAGACTCCTTGGCCATATTTGATTGCACCTGCAATTACTTTTTTATGGATTGTTGGTTCACATTATGGAGTTAAAGCATTTAATGGTGAAATGTGGAGTAACCGATTCCTGTTTTTTGTTACAGGAATTTTCGTCGCTGCAATGTTATATCCATATCATTTTGGACAACCGTTCACGATGAAAACTTTAGTTCAATTAACATTGGCATTAGTGATTCTTTTAGTTTCAGTATTTTGGAAATAACACATCGTGTAATCGCACGATATGGACTTGTAGCTCAGTAGGTTAGAGCACCTGACTCATAATCAGTAGGTCCCTGGTTCGAATCCAGGCTGGTCCACAAGTAAAAAAATATGTTTATGTGGTTATATGTTTTAGTGTTTTTATTCCAAGTGTTGTTTAATGTTTTTAAAACAATGGAAATAAAATACACGTATGAAAATAAAGTAAAACAACTTGTTATTAATTCTATATGGATTAATTTAGTAGCCTTGGGTTCAGTTTATTTTTCGTTAGAAAGATTATTCGCAAGTGATTGGGTGGTTATTATTGTTTACATTGCGGGTAGTGTTTTTGGTAAGTGGTGGGCAATGACACATTTCGTAAACTATGAAAATAAGTTTTACGAGTTTTTAAATAAAAGAAAAATTAAAAAATAAATTTGATTTTATCAGTTTAATGTGTTATACTTTATTATAACGTTTTAAGTATGAAGTGTATTCAATCAATTAGAGAAACAAAAAACACACAAGTCGGTGAAATTAAACGACTTGAGGATAAAGAAGCTCAACAAAAAGTGGACACAGGATATTGGAAATTCGTTCCAAAATCCGAATGGAAACTATCCAAGGGTAAACAAGTAGAAACACCTAAAGTTGCTCACGATATGGGGGGTTCTTATGAGGTAAAAGTGGACAAGAAAAAAAAATCTAAAAATTTTTCAAAATAATTTTGTTTTTTTAAATTTTTGATTGTACATTTGTAAAACAATCGGAAACGAAAAGTTCTTTGAATAAAAATATTGGCCGCCTATGGTCGATTAAAATAAACCGTGAAAGCGGTATAAAGTGAATCTAAATTAGTTGTTTAGGTTTGCGG